CTATGGCACCGTCTACTGTAAACATTGGGCTTGCTTCAAGTCCACCTAATACGATTTCATATCCGTTACGATCTCCGTAAGCTGTCCCCGACGTTGCGGTTGCGCTTACTAAGAAAGCTCCTTTTTCAACACCTATCGACCAGTAATTTCCATTACCGTCTTTAGCTACAACTACCATAGTTGTTGCTTGAGCTAGTAATAATAATTGGTCTCTTTTAGCTGCACTCATTTGATTGAATACTGCTGTTAGTTGTTGGTCAAAGAATAAAGTTCCGTTTTCTTGAGATACTGTAGTTGTCTCAGTAATAGAACTTACTTGTCTGGGAGTTTCGAAAACATAAAAATCAGCTGGTACAAGAGCAGAGCCACCCACAGTAATAGCGGTAATGTTACCTGCTGTCTGTGTGATTGATTGAACCGGTCCGTTTGCTATATAAATCTTCTCAATTCCACCTGTGGAATCGTTACATAAATCTAGAAAGCCGGCTGTTAAATTGCTACAACTCATATTATATTGATTTTTTTAATTAATTAAATAAGGTTAGGGGCCGAAGCCCTTAACCATAATTTGTTTGGCTTATGCCATATCGTTAGTCGCGAAAAGATTTACCTCTCCGATTCCAATTCCGAGCCTCCAAGCAGCTCTGAAGCGCATTACGTCTGCAGCTTCATCATAGAAAAATCTAAATGTATCTAATTCATCAGTTAAACCTGTAGCAGCGATAATCATCTTACCAGGACCTGCCATTTTGTAATCAGATCCAACAAGACCAGAAGACATTACAACTGTAATGTTTGTTCCTGGAAGGATTAAGATATCATTAGATTGTACTGAGTCAAAGTGGAATAAGTTAGAAGCAACTAAACCTCTTACTAATGCTCTGTATGCAGCAGGAGATACTACCATGATTAAATCGTCTCTGTCTTTTACAGACTCATCGATTGCATCATAAAGATCTAATGCTTGTTCTACTGCGTTAGCAGCAGTCCATGCAGCTGGTACGCCACCTTGAAGGTTTGCACCGTTAGCTGAAGTAACTTGTGCTTTAATTCCAGTTCCTGTTCCTGCAGCACCTGCTCCATTAATTAGGTAACCTTCGTTGTACTTTCTTAATTTGTCTGCGTAAGATTCAGAGATAACTTCTTCGAAAGGAATAAAGTCATTTCCAGTTCCTGGGTTCATAAAAGCTGAAGTATACTTCGCTCTTAAGTCTTCCACACACATTTCTGTTTTAGACTGTAATGAATCAATAGTAACGTTTACTTGTGAGTAAGTTACTTGACCATCTGAAGTCCATCCACATGATAATGCAGATACAGGTAAGTCTGCATCTACTAAGTTAATTGCAACTGAGCCACTCGAAAATCCTGAACGCAAGTCCACGAAATCTAATAGGTCAGTTTTTAAAACTACCTTTGAAATTAAATCTAAAGATAGTTGGTCTGTATAAGCAGGCAATGCTGCTACGTCAAATCCAAATGCCATAATTTTAAGTTTTTATTTTTGTTAGTTATTTGTTTCGGATAGCTCTAAGTGCATCCATTCTTTTGCTTAGTTGTTCATCAGCGGCAGCTTTGTTTTCGCTAAATGAATTTCTAATCGGTTTTGCTGCAGGTTCATCTGCAATCACTGCGAACTTAGCTTTAAGTTCTGTTACTTCTTCAGTTAATGCTGCGATCTCTTCAGTGAATGGAGCTATCATTTCTGCAATACCAGTTAGCAACTCTGCAGTTGCTGGCATAGCTTCTTCAGATACTGGAGCTTCAACTACTACCTCATCCATTACCTCTTCGATAATTTCTTCGGGCTTAGCCTCTGCTTCAACTTCTGAGATATCCATAATCTCACCATTAGGACCAACACCAATTAACTTGCCATCAGTAGTTTCGTGGATACCTTCTGGTGCATAAGGAGACTCTTCGCCTTCTTCTGTTCTTATTAGTAAGGCAGCGCCTACTTCTAATTCACCATCTGTATATACCACAGTGCCGTCAACCAAAGTTGCTTCCGCAAATTTGTTTTCAACTACTACTGGTGCGTCAACTGCGAGCATAACTCTCAGCTTCTTAACCATGTCGTTTACTGTCATAATATTAGTTTTATTTAAGTACGCCTGG